ATCTCGGCCGATGCAGGTACGCAGGATGGTATCAATCCGCACATGGTTGTGTTTGACGAGCTGCATCGCCAGAAGGATCGAGACCTTTGGGAAGTCCTTACAATGGGCAGCGACACCCGCATGCAGCCTCTTACCTTCGCGATCACGACGGCAGGCATATACGGCGAGTCACCGCTGTGCTGGGATCAACACGAGTATGCCCGGCAGATCCTCGAAGGCGTCATACACGATCCAAGTTTCTATCCGGTCATTTTCTCGATGGCCGATGATGAAGATTGGACGTTTGAAGGAGAGCCTGCGCAAGGCGATCGACCAGCAACAGGCTGGTACAAAGTCAATCCGGCTCTCGGAGACTTCCTCAGAGTCGAGAAGGTGCGTGAGGCAATTAAGAAGGCCATACAGGTTCCTTCGGAGCAGAATGGCATTCGCCGTCTCCGGTTTAATCAATGGACGTCATCCGCAACACGTTGGCTTGATCTTGCTTCGTGGGACACATGCAAGGCTCCGTTCAATCCACAAGACCTTATCGGCCGGCATTGCATCGGCGGTCTCGATCTCTCCGGCACCACGGATATTACAGCTTTCGTGCTTCTCTTCCAGATTGGACAGGAGGTCTTCATACTGCCTACATTCTGGATCCCAGAGCACAACCTTCATCAACGCTCCATCAAGGACAAGGTTCCTTATGAGCACTGGGTTGCAATGGGCCTAGTACATACTACGCCGGGCAACTTGATTGACTATGGGTTCATTCGCAAGCACATTAACCAGCTGAAGGATTTGTATAACATCGGCGAGATCGGCGCAGATCCTTGGAATGCGACGCAGCTGCTGACTAACCTTACGGATGACGGCTTCACAATTGTTCCAACTCGACAGAGTATGGGCGTTATGTCGCCTCCTAGCAAAGAGCTGGAGAGGCTGGTATTGGCTTCGCATTTCCGTCATGGCGGCAATCCCGTTCTTAGATGGATGATGGATTGTACGTCAGTAAAGCAGGATGCTGACGGAAACATTAAGCCGATCAAACCGGATCGCCTCAAGTCATCGAAGCGTATCGATGGCATTGTGGCGACCATCAATGGCCTGTCTCGGATTATTGCCAACCAGGCTCCGCCACAGGTCTCGGTATTCGCTGTATGACGACACAAGACGTTTTGGCAATTGCCGGCTGCATTCTGATTGTTATCGGAATTGCGCTGATGCACATTCCCAGCGCGTTGATCGTGACAGGCCTCTCCTGTTTTGCGATTGCGCTGCTGATACAACGAGAGAAGGATCATGAAACTTCTGTCAACGATAACAAGCCTGTTGGAAAGGCGATCGTCACCGGAGAACCCAAGCACTAATCTGTCCAACCCGGCAGATTGGTTGTATGAGGCTCTCGGCATAACCCGCGCAGACTCCGGCTTGACGGTTAATGCCCGGACGTCGATGCAGAGCACTGCCTTCACCTGTGGACATATCCTTGCCCAGTCTGTTGCCCAGCTGCCGTGGCACGTGAACCGGCGTGTAGGCGAGACGAGAGAGGCCGCAGACAATCGGATTGAGAGCTGGTTGTTGAAGAATGAACCGAACGAGGAGATGACAAGCTATCAATTCAGGTATGCAGGCCTGATGAAGATGTGCTTCCACGGTGCTTGGGCAACCGAGATTGTGCGTGACAGGGGGATGAGGACCAGTTCATTGAGGCCATTTTTCGATGAAACTGTCCTTCCTCTTCGCACTCCGGATCGAGAGAGAAGGCTGGTTGGCTTCGAGGTTACATACCTCGATGGCTCGAAACGTCGCTTGCCGTATCAAGATGTCATCTATGTTCCGTGTATCGCACTCGATGGCGTTGCCGGCCAGTCCATTATTAAGCAGATTGCCAACAAGGTCGGCCTTGAGTTGGCCGCAGAGAAGTCTGCCGGCAAGCTGTTTAATAATGGCTCTCGGCCGTCTGGCATCTTGGAAACGGACACGCCAATCACAGATCCGTCGAAGCGTAAGGAGATTGAGGACTCATGGCAAGCAGTACAAGCCGGAGTCGATAATGTCGGCAAGACTCCTGTTCTGGCAGGAGGATTGAAGTGGAAACAGATCACCATTGATCCTGATGATGCGCAGCTCCTTGAAACACGGGCATTTCAAGTGGCCGATATTGCGCGAGGTTTCCGGATTCCTGGCGTGCTCCTTGGCTTGGCCGATAAGACTGCTACATATGCCAGTGTTGAGCAGTTTCTTCTCAGCTTCGCGAAGTTCACATTGGCGCCATGGCTTATCTGTATTGAACAGGAATTCAACCGTAAACTGTTTCCAAATTCGACGGAGTACTACAGCAAGATTGATTTGCGCGGTTTGGAGCGAGCTGATATTGTTGCCAGAGGTACATTCTACAAGACGATGACCGAGACTGGCGCATATACGGCGAACAGAATCCTTGCACTGGAAGATGAGAATGGATTCGAAGGTGGCGACGTACATCTTCAGGGCAGCGGCATGACGCTGTACGGCTCTGCTACAACGCAGGCTCCGAAGGATGAAGAAGAGGAGCCGAAGCCAGCGAAGCAGTCGAAGCAGGATCAGGATGATGAGGAGCAGAAGTCATTAATGGTCTTCGAGCCTGTTGTCAACTCCGCAGTTGCAACGATCGTCAAGTCAACTAAGCGCGATCGCCAGTGGATCCGATCGAGGATGGAGCCTGTGTTGTCCTCGATGTCGAGGCTTGTTGGCCGGCAATGGAATTTTAATGAAGCTGACAAGGACAAATTTTTCGATGATATGGCGCAGAGGGCAAAGGATTGGACTGATGCGTCATCTGCAGATGAACTTCAACACATGATCGGTTTTGTAGGAGGTCTTAAATGAAGAATGAAATTCGAATGGCCGCGATGTATCGGCCGGATGCCTCGTTGGAGTTTCGCGCTGCTGATGGCGATACGGCTCCTGTTATTCGAGGTTATGCAGTTGTGTTCGGAGCGATTGCTGACTTTGGCTTCATGCGAGAGCGTGTGATGCCCGGAGCCTTTACGCGAGCATTGAAGGAGAAGCAGGACGTCCGGGCACTGGTCAATCACAATCCAAGCATGATTCTCGGACGAACAGCGGCCGGCACTCTTCGTCTTAAGCAGGACGACGAAGGCTTGTTGACTGAGATTGATCCTCCTGATACACAGGTTGGCCGCGATGTTATCGTGTCGCTGAAGAGAGGCGATGTCGATCAGATGTCATTCGGCTTTCGATCTGTTGAAGAAAAGTGGATCGAGAAGCGAGGCGAGACGCCCATCCGCGAGATCCACGACGCAGATTTGTTCGATGTCTCTGTTGTCGCATTCCCTGCATACGAGGAGACGAGTGTGCAGGTACGATCGGCGCTACAGGATATTTTCAAAAAGCACATTCCGGCAGAATGCTCAGATCCAGGCCTTGTTGAGGTATTCGAGCGTGATCGCCGGTACAGACTGCCACGGTAGTGGCGTAACCCGGCAAGGTTGATGTCGCGGTAGTGACAGAGATCTGGCCACAACAAACCGTTCACTAAGGAGATTATTTGTATGAAGAATCAACCGAGTTGGCTGTGGTTCCGAGTCCACTGCTGCACGGAGCACACGCCGGATTTGCCGGCCGTCCGAGCAGACTTGATCGCAGGCATCGGCCTCGTCATGATCTTGATGTTCTTGCTGTTCTTTCAGGCTGCTGCTCTGTCGGCTCCGACGACAGCAGGAGGCTCGCTCGCCATCAATGTCCTGTTGAGCAATACTCTTCGCGAGAAGCGACAGCGCATTCTGGAGAACGACCACAACCCTATTGTGTTAAAGGCCAAAACCGAAAACCGAGGTTTCACCGCCGAGGAGCGCGTGAAGCTGGACGCAATCGACAAAGACCTGGACGAGCTGGACGCAGACATCGGCCGTGCTGAGAAGGCCGAGAAGCGCGAACTGGAAGCTGGCGTGCGCGTTGCAACGCCGGAGCAACAGCGTGCTCTGGAAACGGCTCAGGTTAATCCGCTTGCGTCGGACGAGTACCGATCAGCGTTCACCAATTTTGTTCGCTATGGCGGCGCAGAGTTGACTCCGGAGGAGCGAAACATTCTGCAACATGGTTATCGGAATGATCCTCGTCAGTCGGAAAAACGCGCGCAGACTACGACGACCACAGGCGGTGGATACACCATTCCGACTGGCTTTGTCAATCAGCTTGAGATGTCGATGAAGCAGTTTGGTGGCATGCGCCAGCCTGGTGTCGCGACTATCTTGAATACTGATTCTGGTAATGACCTGCCGTTTCCGACTGTAGATGACACTGCCCAGGTTGGCGCGCTGTTGTCGGAGAATACTCAAGTCTCTGCGCAGGACGTTACGTTTGGACAGATCGTCTTTAAAGCGTACAAGTACAGCTCCAAGCTTGTGCTGGTTCCGATCGAGTTGCTTCAGGATTCAGCATTCAGCTTTGACACGATCCTCGGCCGTATCTTTGGCGAGAGGCTTGGACGCATCACCAATACCCACTTTACGACCGGCGACAACGCCTCCAAGCCGCAGGGTTATGTAACTGCGGCCGGCACTGTTGCAGCTGCTAATGCCGGCTCGATCGTCGCCGCAGATTTGATCGATCTGTTCCACGGCGTTGATCCTGCCTATCGACAAGGACCCAATGTTCGCTTCATGCTGAATGATTCGACGCTCAAGGCTGTTCGAAAGCTTGTCGATAACAGCGGTGGAGCTGGCGTTGGAAACTTCCTTTGGATGGCCGGTTTGCAGGCTGGTATTCCTGACACGATCCTCGGCAAGCCGTACACGATCAATCAGGATATGGCCTCGATCGCGACTGGCCAGAAGACTGTTGGCTTTGGTGATTTCTCGAAGTACTACATCCGCAACATCACCGATGTCACGGTCCTTCGTTTGACTGAGCGTTATGCTGACTACCATCAGGTTGGCTTCCTGGCCTTTATGCGGCAGGACGGCCGAACGTTGGATGCCGGCACTGATCCGATCAAAGTCCTGCTTCATCCGTAGTTTTGGTTGGGAGGAGGCTTTTACAGGCTCCTCCCATTCAAAATCGAAAAGGAGACATTATGAATAGAGGTTTCATCTCGGAGGATTGCAAGATTTCATCCGCCATTACTCCGACTGCCGGCGTTGCCGGTGTTACCGACATCAACGGCACAGTCATCGACATGGCGGGATTCGAAGGAGTCCTCATGGTAGTGCGCTTCGGCGCCATTACTGCTGGCGCTGTTACTTCGATAAAGGCGCAGCAGGGCCAGCAGTCGGATGGATCGGATGCGGCCGATTTGCTCGGCACCGGCCAGACGATTGCCGACACGGATGATGACAAGACATTCTATATCGATCTGCAACGGCCGAATGAACGATATGTTCGGCTTGTTGTCGATCGCGGAACGCAGAATGCTGTTGTTGCCGAGGCTCATTATATGCAATATGGAGCCACGGCAAAGAAGGTCACTCACGGCACGAATGTCGCCGGTGAGATGCATTCGTCACCGTTAGAAGGCGCTGCGTAAAAGAGGAGGCTTGCGTGAAGGTTGGATTGTTTAAGACGAGGACGAGCAAACTTGTTTCGATCGGCGAAGGCACGAGTGCCGGCAATGAAGTTTTCTGTCGCGTAGACGAGCTGCCGCGATTGATCAAGGATCTGTCGTCAATGCATCGACGGCTGACACGCAAGCCTGTCTCGAAGAAGAGGAGCGTCAAGAAGTGAAGGTTTTATTGTTGACAATAATGGCCGGAGCCGATGACCGAGACACGAAGTATCCCGGCAGCATCATCGACGTCCCTGCTGAGTCGGCTCGAAAGATGATTGAGCGAGGAGATGCCTCCGTGCCGGAGCCTTGGATGGTCGAGCATGAGGAAACGGCCGTGAAGAGATCATTCGAGACTGCGACACGAACGTCAGCGAGGAGGAGCAGTGGCCACGATTACAAACATTGACATCGTTCCGAATGCCTCCGGCTGCGATCACGGAGAGCTGCGTGCGACAGTGGATGGCATTGAGCGATCGGCGCAAATCAGCAAGTCTGAGTTCAAGAATCAGGCTCCGCATGATCTATTGGATGCTGTAATTAACCGCATCCGGTCGCATGTATTAGAGACGCTGCCAAATGCAACGTTTGCCCAAATTCGCGCCGATCTCCAGACGCGCACATTTAAGGTGTAGCCATGATCACTCTTATTCGCAATCGAATTATTACTCCTGAGCGGATCGCTCGGAGTCCTCGTAAGATCCAAGGAGGCTGGGTATTCACACACCCTCCAAATGATCTTTGGCGATATAACAAGACGTCTCGCCGGCAAGCGATTAAAGAGTGGACAAAGCATGGCGCCTTGGCACTTGCTTCTATTGTTGGCGGATGCCCGGCCGTCTTTGGCGCTTTGGCCAATGACGGCCCATGTTTTATTCCATGGCCATATACTGGAGTCTCTACACTGTCAGTTTCAACCACAACGAATGATGCGGCAGGCGAGTATGTAGGTTTTGTATTTCAGGCACCCAAGAGCGGGAACATTCGCGGTTTTGGTCTTTACTTCAGCTCTGCTGTTGGCTCTCCAGTTGCAGATTTCAAGCTTGAAACCGTTAACATGACCACAGGCTTTCCGACTGGTACGCCTGTTAATGATGGCGGCAGCAAGAGCATTAAAACGAATGTCGCAGTTACATCCGGTTGGAAGGACTCTGGCGATTTTGATGCTGATGCAACGGTGACGCGAGGCGATCTAATGGCCGTTGTTGTACGATATGTTTCTGGAACCAGCTATGCAGTACAATGGCCTGGAACGAATGCCTTGCGGATGATGTTCCCATACACAGTCGCGAATACTGGGTCAAATGGGAAGGATCTTGGCGGAGCCTTTGCTGTACGATACAGCGATGGCACATATGGCTTTTTGGCAAACTCTTTGCCGTTTTCGAATACTACATTTTCAGATACATGGGGGTCCGGTACAAATCCGAATCACCGCGGAAATGTTTACTTGAATCCGACACCTAAACGATGTATTGGAGGCTGGATCAACTATCAGAATGCAGGCTTGGATTGCATCATAGCGTCCGATTCATGGGATGGAACGGCTGACAACGACGGAACATCAAACTTGACATTTGCTCAGGATGTCGATTTGCGCGGATTCAGCAGTGGCCTGCCTTCATTTTTCTTGTCATCGACGTCATTAGAAATGTCTGCTGGAGTTGACTATCGGGTGATCGCAAAGCCTGGGGGCAGCTCGATTACAGCGGCGCACATGAATGTGAACGCTGCTGCGATAATGGACACGCTTCAATTTGGCCAATCGCTGATATCTACATCGGCGAACAATCCGTCTGGCGCAGGATCGTGGACTGATTCTGGAACGAAACGTTTTGAGATGGGTTTTTGGTTTGATCAATTACATGATGGCGCTGGTGGAGCCGGAGTAAAGGTTCACCCAGGAATGACCGGAGGACTTGGCGCATGAAGAAGATATTAAAGGCAGGCTTGGCAGACCAATCACTGGACATCTTTATTCAAGATTCCAGCTCATCTGTTGGCGCAGGCCTGACTGGCCTCGTTTACAACTCCGCTAGTCTTGTTTGTTACTATCGCCGAGGTCATACTGGTACGCCTACTGCGTTGACGCTCGCAACACAGACTGTTGGCGGCGCACACTCGGATGGCGGGTTTGTTGAGCTGTCTTCTTCGAATATGCCCGGCATGTATAGACTCGATCTCTCCGATGCCATCGTCGCAGCCGGAGTGTCCACCGTCACATTGATGCTGAAGGGCGCAACGAATATGGCGCCTGTGACGATCGAGCTACAGCTGGTCGCGGCAGACCTTGACGATGGCGTGCGGCTTGGCTTGACGGCTCTCCCCAATGCTGCTGCCGGAGCGAATAATGGCTTGCCGCTTGGCGACGCAAATGGTCGAGTCGATGTTAGCGAGGTCATGGGCAATTCTCAGACGGCCGGTGATATTGTCGCCATACTCTTGGCCATTGCAACCTATACGGATTCTTTGGAATCGATCGCTGCGCTGCGCCTCGCGACGGCACAAGCCGGAGCTGCTGGGACGATTACGCTGGATGCCAGCGCATCGAGCGTTACAGACTTCTATAAGGGCGCATGGATTGCGACGTTGAGCGGAACCGGAGCCGGTCAGACTCGATTGTGTACGGCTTATAACGGCACGTCGAAGGTCGCAACGATTGTTCCGAACTGGGCAACCAATCCTTCTTCGGATACCATCTTTGCCGTCTTGCCGAATGCCGGTTCTGATGTCCAGCTGTGGCGCGAGACGGCTCCGAATACGTTACAAAGCGGACGTGTTGACAGTTATGTTGGCGCAGTCGCTGATGCCGTACTCACTGCGGCCAAGTTTGCCTCCGGAGCCTTTGATGCGGTCTGGTCTGTTGCGTCTCGCTTGCTGACGGCCGGCACAAACATTGTGTTGGCAAAGGGCGTTGGTGTAACAGGTTTCAATGATCTCTCGGCGGCACAGGTGAACACGGAGGTTGACAACGCTCTGGATACGGCAATCCCAGGCTCGCCAACTGCCAACTCGATTAATGAACGCATAAAGGCCATTGACGACAAGCTGCCTGCCGGCAATATCGGCGATGCCGTTCAAGCCGATCTCCTGCTTGTAAAGGCGAAGACTGATAACTTGCCGGCCAGTCCGGCCGCTGTTGGATCGGCGATGACGCTGACGACTGGAGAGCGTGACTCGGTTGCTGATGCACTTTTGGATCGAGCGAATGGCGTTGAGACGGGTTTGACGCCTCGTCAGCAGATGCGCCTCGCGGCAGCGGCCGATGCCGGCAAGACGTCCGGAATGGAAACGGCCTCGGCTGTAATCCGAAATTTCGGCGATACAAAGAACCGGATCAGCGCCACTGTAGACGCAAATGGCAATCGATCTGTGGTCACGACTGACTTAACTTAGGAGCCGGTTGAATGTGGGGCGAGCGATATTGGTCGAGGCGATATTGGGCAAGCAGGTATTGGCCGAAAGGCTCCACACCGGCTCCTGTTCTTATCGTCGTGACGCATCGCTTGAAGAGCAAGTTGAATAGAACTGAGCGCAGCGACATTGCCGTTGCTCGAAGCGAGTCACAGTCCAGTGAACTCGTGAGGACGTTAACATTTGATCTTGATTTGTTTTACTAGAGGAGATCGCTGATGGCTTTGCAAAAGTCAAGTATCGGAGTGACGATTGAAACAACCGTTAAAGAGAACGGTGTTGCGATCTCGATTGCCAGCGCATCGACAAAAAATTTCAAAGTCCTTAAGCCATCCGGTTCTGTTGTAACCTGGGCAGGCTCCTTTGTTACGGATGGAACGGATGGAAAGCTGAAGTATGTGACGTTGACGAATGACTTGGATGAGCTTGGCGTCTATCGATTTCAAGTTGAGTTCGTCATCGGCTCCTTTAACGGCCGAACTGAAGTTGGCGAATTTACAGTACAGGAGAATGTAAACTAATGGCGCTCAATACAAACAAGAATGTTGCCGCCAATGGCATTGTCAACTTGGATGAGGCGAAGAGTTTTTTGAAAGAGACTGGAACGGATAATGACGCAGAGATAGTCCGAATGGTTAACGGCTTGTCGGCCGCATTCGAGCAGGAAGTTGGACGTAAGATCCGCACTCAAACACTGACTGATTTTCGCGTCGATGGCACGGGCAAATCATCACTCCTGTTTCCGTATGCTCCAGTCCAATCCATTGCCGAGATCGAGCTGCGCAATTCCGATGAGTCTGTGTATCGGACGATCACTCTTGCCGCAGACTTCGTCATCAAGGATAAGGGACTTGGCCTTATCATGCTGATCAACGACTCGTTCATTAAGGGCCAGAGAAACATCTTGTTCACTACGGACGTTGGCTTTGCGATGACTGATCCTGAGTTTGCTAGAGCACAGGAGCTGCTGCTGACCCAGCTTGCGTTCGATTATCGAGCATGGCAGAACAACGAGATTGGCCTGACAAGCCGAACGTTGCCGGACGGCTCCGTGACGTTTAACAGTCCTCATCGGTTCTTGCAGCAGGTGTATGAAGGCTTGGAAGACCTTCGAGACCGGAGGTTCATCTAATGCCGACTCCTCGTCAAATCGTTCGTGCTTACCTGATTGAGAAGTTCAGGACCATACTCGAATCCAATGGCTATGGCCTCGATGTTAGAACTGTTGAGCTGTATAAACGGCAGACGCGAGACATCAATATCACGGACTTGCCGGCCATCCAGATTCGAGAAGGCATCGACGTTCGCCGGATGGAGACTGAAGGCGGGAACCTTGCCAATCAGCATTACTTCGATTGGAACATGGAGTTGATGCTCAGCATAAAGGTTCCGGACTCTGCCGGCGACACCGTGACGACGATCGAGGATGCAATGGAAGTGTTTCTTGCGGCAGTCGAGAAGTGCTGCCTTGCGAACAGATTCAACAATTCCAACTCTGGCAAGCCGAGTGACATAATGATTGTTGAGCGAGAGGTGAGCAGTTTCGAGCGCATCGAGAATCAGCGAGGCTTTGCAAGGCTCGCTGTTATTGTTCGTTACGATTATACAAGGAGTGATCTATGAAGATGAAGGTCGTGTTGACTGAAGGCTCGATGGCGCTAGAGGTTCCTGGCCACGGTACGATCGAGCGCAATGAGCCGGTTGATATGAATGCCAAGCTGGCATTCGATCTCGTATCAACGCGCATTGTTTCGACGGCCGACGAGGCATCTGCCTTGTTGTACCAGACGATGCGCACGGAGAAATTGGCTGCCGCCACCGGTCTGTTTACGTGCGATCAATGCGGCTCGCAAGTGCCTGCCGAGATCGTCTATCCATCTGGCGGCTGCAAACGTTGTTCGTAAACTGATAGAGGAAAGGAGTACACAATGCCCGAAGGTCAAGGTTATGCATCATGGGCAGGCATCGGCGTGCAGAGTACGCTTGGTACGCCTGTCGCAAGAACCAAGTTCATTGATTTCAAGTCTGAAGGCGTTGAGCTTCAGTTGCAGCAGAAGCCTTGGATTGGGGCATCTGAAACGGCTGACCGCATCAACACAGAGGTAGGTCGTCACTCCGAAGGATCGATGGAAGTGATGGGCGCCTTTGAAGGACTGGAGTCATTTTTCAAGGCGCTGTTCGGGAACAACAGCGTTGTAACTGCCGTGTTGTCTGGCACGGCCAACTCGCATACATTCACTCCGAAGGACTCGATGAAATCGCCAGGTCTGAGTCTGGAGATCAATCGCGACGTCATCGCCTTCTTGTATGAGGGCTGTCAGGTTGAAGAGGTAGAGTTTGTTCAGGACTCGGCTGAATATCTCGTTGTTCGATTTTTGTTCCGAGGCCGAGATGAGACGCAGGTGTCGGCGAGCACTCCGACATTTGTTCCGGTTCTTAAGATTCACGCCAGCCAGCTCGTGTTCAAGGTCGCAACCGTCGTGACTCCGATCAACAGTTATCGGATCAGTTTCAAAAACAACCTCACAGGTTTCCGGCCGCAGCTTGGAACCGTCGTCACTCGCGAGATCATTCGAGGCGCCAAACGTAGTGTTACTGGCGAGATCACGATTCAGTTTGAAGATCAAAACCGTTACAATGAGTTCAAGGCGCTGACGAACGTCGCACTTCAGTGGGTCTATACTGGTGGCGCGATCTCTGGTGGAGGCGGCAACAACTACACGCTACAAATCGATATGCCGCAAGTCAACTGGCAGGGTCGTACTCCGACAGTGCCAGGTCCTGGTCCGCTTGCCGTTACATTTCCGTTCAAGGCATTCATGACCGGCCGCGCAACGAACGATGACATTTCACTTGTCCTGAAGAACGCAATCACGTCCGTTACCTAGAAGGGCGAGACGGCCGATGTGGGTTGAATTCGAGGTTAATGTTGACGGCGCAATCAAGGGCATTGATGATCTTGTCAAGGATATTCAGGATGCCGATGCCAAAGCGACACGAAGAGTTGCGCGAACGATTGTCCTGCCTGCTGTCAGACAGGCTCTCTCGTTTCCAGTCACAGAGAACACGAAGGCGCCAATTGGCCGTCTTGGCCGGCGTTCAGGTCGTACATATGACCAGATCGCAGTCAAGGTTTGGAAGAGTAAGAAGGACGGCTTGTATAACGCTGCCGTCAAGGTTAGAGGCGATCGAGCATTCATAGCTCGATTTCATGAACACGGGACACAATCCCATGGCCGAGTCCCAAAGCAGCCAACCGGCAAGAGCCGGGCACTGCCTGCTCGTAAGATGTTCGCCATTACTGGCGCTGCATTGAAAGTTGTAACCGAGTCGGCCATGGTGTCTGCCTTCGAGTCTGAGATGAAGGCGAAAGGGTACAAGAAATGAAAGAGTGGATTCAAACTGCAAAAAAGTCCTTTCAAAAGGAAGTCACGTCACCGATCTCCGGCCGAACATTTACCATTCGCAAGTTGCTTGCGACAGATCTGCTTCAAGCCGGTCTCACTCCAGTCATCGACATGTCCAAGGAGAAGCCTCCGCAGGTTGACAGCGACAACAAGACTCTCGCCGAGGCGCAGGCCATTCAATGGCTCGCCAGCATGCACGATAAATTCTCCATTACACAGACACGTTATGTGATCGAGAACGGCGTTGTTGATCCGAAGGTCGTGTACACCGGAGAGCCTGCTGATGACAATGCCGTCAAGGCCGCATGGATCTCCGAGGACGAGAGTTGGTTGTATCTTGAGATCGTCTGCTTTTCGGGAATCAATGAGCCGGAGCAGCGCGCCAAACTGGATCTTATCCTAAAAAACGCATCTGGGTCCGAGCAGTCCACGCACTAGGCAAAGCATATGGCGTGCTTCCTAGTGAGTTGGTTAAGCTTGGGCCATTCGAACTCACTCTCAACTATGAAGTCTTGCGTGTCGCTCAGGAGGAACGAGGAGCCGAGTTGCGCAGGATCATTAGTGAGGCAACCCGATTGTCGAAGGACAAGAATGATCCGACGTCTTATCTTGTCCTTCAAATCCTTCTAGCGATGGAGTAGACAATGAGTGTGACGGCCGAAGTCCTCATCAAAAGCAAAGATCAATACTCGCAGCTAACCGATAAGGCGAAGCGCGACATGGTTGAGCTTGGCCGCGTCTCGAAACAATCGATGGCGCAGGCAAAGGACTCGGCCGACATTCTTAAGGATACGTTCGGCATTCAGATACCGCGAGAGCTGACTAAGCTGATCTCCCAATCAAAGTTAATTGGTCCAGCTCTCTCGGCCTCCTTTAATGTCATCGCCCTGATCGGATTTATCGGAGTCCTGCGCCAGGTTCCGGAAATGCTCACGACGATAACCGAGTCCATAACGGGATGGGACGAGGCATCACGAAAGGCATATGCCAACTTTCTCGAAGACAACAAGAAGGCCATTGAGCGTGTTACCGAGTTTCACGCCAAGCTGGCACAGGTCCAATCCCTGACTACAGAAGGCGGACAGAAGGCATCGCTGAACGTTCGATTGGCTGCGGCAGAGTCTCAGCTTGAAGCAGCGAATAAGAACAGGACGCTGGCACAGGAACAGATCAATGCGCTGCGTTCTAATTCATTTCGCGCAGCAGGTCCAGGTGAAGGAACTGGGCCGCAGCGAACGATTGTTGAGTTGGAGGCGGATGTAAAGAAGTTCAATGATGCCGCGTTAGAGGCGGCAGCGGCCGTCGTCAAGCTGAAGGACGAGTTGAAGTTGACTGCTGCGGCCGATGTAACAAAAGGAATCAAGACTGCGATCGCCGATGCCAAGGCGCTGTCCGATGCATTGAAGGAGGCAGACTCGTCATTCGCGCTATGGCGTAAGAAGAATGAGCGAGGGCAGACTGGCTTCTTTGATCCGCAGTCGGACTTTCTTGGCTTCGATACAATGCAGTTCATTGCTGATCAAGAATCTAAACGTGCGGCATCATCGGCCGCTGCCGGCTTGAATATCCGTCCTGCCCTGATGTCATTTTTCGATCCCAATGTTCATGATCCGGCCGCTGTCGAGGCCAAACAGATTGCTCGCACAACTGCTGCTTTGAATGAGGCCACGGAGGACTTCATTAGAAACTTCCAGCAAGGCGCAGGTTTTGTCTGGGATACGTTCACAGCTCGTGGCATCGGAGCGATGACCAAATTGTCTACACTCGGCAGTTCATTGCTCAGCTCTCTCGGACGTTCTCTGTTTCAGAGTTTTGCAACAGGCTTGTTTACCGGCAACCGATCGTCAGGAGGCGGCATTGCATCGTCTGTCGGAAACTTTGGAGCGTCACTCGGCTTTGGCAAGCTGCTTGGAGGCGCAGGCCTCTTCGGAGGAGGAGCCGCAGCGGCCATCCCGTCCGTCGCACCGGGCGTGCTTAGTGCAGGAGCCTTGGCTCAGATTCCCGGTATCGGCACCGGCGCATTCGTTGGAGGAGGCGCAGCGGCCGGAGGAGGTTTGGCCGGCATGCTTGGTCTCGGAGGAGGAGCCGGATTGCTTGGCCTCGGAGCCTTAACAATACCGGTTATCGGAGGAGCTGCGCTTGGCGTTGGCTTGATCTTGAAGAAGATTCTCGGCCACAAGACGATTGAGGCGCCATTTACAAAAGATCCGAATGAGATTGAGCGGAGTCGATCAATTTTGTTCTTTACAGGCATGGATGAAATGCGCAGGTTTTTCGAACGATTGAATACAGTGCCTCCTGGCGTCTTGGTCAAGGACGGCTTGCCGATGGCCTTGGAGTCATCAAATCAGTTCCGACGAAACATTGCCGGAACATTAGGAGAGGATGAACTGTAATGGCAGTCTTGACTATTGAAGTTGCGGCTCCTGTTAGACGCGGCATAAAGTTTTCGAATGTTGTTGCCGACTTTGGTGACGGCTTCGAGCAACGCGCAAACAAGAATCAGGCATACTCTCGCGCCAATGGTCTTGGCGGAGTGTCTTCATACAAGGGCAGGAACCGGTTTGTCATTACGTGGGATGACCTGAAGCACATCAATGCTGATGGCTCCGCAGCTGCAACGGCAAACCGGTTGTGGGAATTCTTTGTCGCACGTCTCGGCGGACACGAGGCATTCTATTTCTACAACCCTGCTGAGGCAGCGATCGATCCAACTGGCGTGGCGACAACAGGCAGATACCTGGTTCGATTCGAGCAGCATGATTTAGAGCTGGAGGAGTTTGTATCGAACCTTCAGCGAGGCGGAATCAGTTTAATAGAAGTGAGGTCATAGTATGGCTCGTGGCTTGACCGCATCAGTTAAGTCTGAACTGCAAAACACATCACTTGTTGCTCCGATTTATTGTTTGCGCGTTCAGCGCCTGTCTGGCGGCATCTACTTGCGTTGGTCGGAGAAGAGTGTCACATTTGATGATGGGGCCGGTTCCGATCGGACATATGAGCCGAGGATACTGGACATCAGTGGTTTTGATTACTCGGCGGATGAGGCTGGGCCGATAACGATTACATTGTCAAACGTCGATGGAGCGATCACGACACTGGACAGGGCAGAGTCATTCGCCGGATCAAAGGCTGACTTGATTGCCTACCTTCCTTCACTTAACAAGTACTATGTCGT